AATTTAGAGGGATTTGTTGTCCACGATACTGTCTAGGATCAATTGTTGGTGCTACTTCTACGACTTTATATTCGAATGAAGCATTTAAAAGATCTGAATTACCACCACTAGGTAATGGAGCTGTAATTTCAGCTTTAGGAATAAAAATTTCATATTTATTCCCATCTGTATCAGTGATTGGAACTTTTAATGAAATCGTTTTGTTAGTGAATTGCTTTTCATACATATCGGATGTATTGCGTGACCAAGCTGCGGTAAATGAGCCAGTACCTGCAGCAAGCATTTCAAGGATTGCACGTGCATCAATCCCTCCACCTAAACAACGTTGTAGCTGCATGGTGTTATCCCAATTAAATGTAAAAGCGGTCAAGCATGAAATCCCTGCTTGAGAAACTCCATCAATCAAAATGTCACCTACAGAGACATTCGACATTTTGGGATTGTTATCTGCAGCTGTAATTGTTCCAGCTGGTGCTGAAGAAAAGTTTGTTCGACCGAGAGCCATTAGGCCAAAAGTCATTGTAATTAAGCCAGCTTCAGGAATATCAATTCCAAAAGTGTTTACATGACATCCACGGAAAACATGGTAGTCATTAACATCTTCAAAGCCACGTAAAACAGAAAAAGTTTGACGAAGTGTGCCGCCAAAAGTTAAGACATTTGAGGACCAACTATTAAAAGCTGCAGCAGCCATTAAGTCTTGTACAAGTTGGCTATATTTTGCCTCACACTTTAATTCACCAGCATATTCTGCGCCTGTAATCATTGAAGAGCGAGCAATGCGCCCGCTAGTGATAGACTTTGACTCTTCTTTAGAAACTGTGGCATCTAAACCATTATCTGTAAATTCAAAAGTTGTTCGAGCAAACGGTGTCGGTGTTACACCTACCGTTGTTTCTCTTGCGATTTGTGTTAGCTGACGTGCACCACTCGACATGGCTTTTACTCCTTATAAGCATAAAAAAACCACCTCGAAAGGTGGTTACTAAATTTGAAAAATAAAAAAACCGCTCTTAAGCGGTAATCTCTTTAAAAATTGAGATCAATCATCTAGATCGACACTTACTCCAGTTACGGCTCCGTACAGTTCTTACGGTACGTTCAATATCCGTCTTGGTAACGTTTAAAATGCCATCCTCATAATTCAGCCGTTTGGTACCACGAATGCGCTGAACAATTTCTTGGTTAGTTTTGCCTGAATTAATACCATCTCGAATTGCATACTCAACCTTTTGACGGGCACTTTCAGCAATTCTGGATAGAAGATCATCTACAAGAGCGCCACCTGCCAACGGAACTTTTTTAGCGGATAAAAATAGTTTTTCCCCATCAGGCTTATTAATTTTTGCTCCATAGAGCTTAGCTACGTAATTGGCCTCATAAACAGCCAGCGCCGTAGCAGAAACGGCAAAAGCTTCAGGTAATGCTAAATTAACACTGGCAAACCATTGGGCAATCAAATCCCTAATTTCCCTTAAATTTGAAGTTGTATATTTACCACCAGCTAAAGCAACTTTCTCCGACTCATTAAGCTCATCCAATAAATCCCGAAGCTTAGATAGCATCTTGCTCGTATCATCATTGAATAAAGCCAATAACTCATTTACCGTTTTTGATGAAGCACGATAAAGATAGGCCTGGTGCTGAGTGAGTGCTTCAAATAGTTTTTTGATATCTGTTGCCATCTCACTCTACCTTTTGATTTAAAGTCCCATCTTGCTCTGCTTCAACATTCTGAAGCTCTTCTTCATATTTTTGTTTAGGGAACATACCTGTTTGGTTGTATTCCCACCATGATTTAAATGAAGATCGGCCTTGTAGAGCTGCTTCAAATAACTGTCGAGCTAACTCAGCTAAATAACCCTGTTTGTTAAATTCTTTGCTGATTTCGAACATCAAATCATCTTTAGTTAGAACATCCACATTAGGCGTTACAAACTTAGCAGCCCATCGTAATGCTGCTGACAAGGCTTCATTCATATTAACGACACAGAGCGAAAGAACTGAATGCTGAACGGCGTCATCACTATTCGCTTCGGTAGCGGTCTTTTTACTTCCCGAGCCCTTCTCAATTAAACGCGCCCCCATCTCCTTCATTTTTTCCCACTTATCTTTCATCGCTTCCCGGGCAAGAGTATTAGGGTCGGCTTGTACAATTCCTAAACCACCATTTTCAGGTAAAGGCAAAAGTACT